CGAACGAGTAGATTCGTAAATGTCTTTTCCGCCGATTTTAGCTATGACATTTGGAAGATCGATATCATAAACTTCATCACCACCAAGGTTTAGGTTATAGACATTGACATACATTTTTACTTTTGTTTTCATGTTATCACCGGCTTTGAGTGTATCTACTTCCATATCTACACTCCCGCCAAGTGTTGCCACAAGTTTTTTTGTTTCATTGTTTTCGATATAGTCAGCTTTTAGTTTCATCGATGCGTTGCTTAACTTGCTTGCCTCTTTTAAAATCGTGGAATTTGCAGAGTTGATCTCAGCTTCAAACTCCATAGGCTCTAAAAGCTGTGTATCTACATGAACACCGTTTACTGTATCTTTTTTTGTTTTTACAACTGGGAGTTTATAGCTCTCAATCGTTCCAAGAAATCCTATACCAGAGACAAATACATTTATCTCTTTTGTTTTAGAAGGTATATTTTTTGCAGCCATAATTCAATCTCCTTTTATGCCAATCTTTCATATACAACAGATGCATATGCATCAACTCTGTCAAATGTTACTTTAATGAGTGAAGGAGACGGTGTCTCTTGCGCTTCAATAGTAAAGTAAAACTCTCCGTTAGTAATTGCCGTTGCAGTAGTTCTCTCTAAGTCAAGATAGACTTTGAACCCAAGCATCACATCAGCACCGACAAGTGAAGCCATAAATGCTCTTAAGCTATCAAGTGCAGCATCTAAAGCATTTAGGTCTTTATCAACCGCCCAAAAGATACCATCGATGACTGCAAACGATGCAAGGTCAAAGATACGAACACGACGAGCATCTTGCCACACTGGGTCAATGTCGCAAGTTTGGTAGTTCCAAGTACGGATACCGCTGTAGTTAATGAAACTTGTAATCTGTTTATCGTTAAGTGGGTCTGTCTCATCTTGAAAGCCTGCTAAAAACTCTCTATGCGTTTTTACACCACTTGCTGGGACAACTCTGTTTGAGATAGAGTAACTATACCCAATGTCCTTACTTCCATCAATAGACGCACGAAGATACGCAAGCACAACAGAAGCCGAGTACTCATCACTTGCATTGAGTGCTGTGTTGTAATCCATAAGATTTGTAAACACCGGTGTAACACGGCGAGAACCAAGTGCGTCTCTCTTTGTGATTGCATCAGCATTATCTGTTGCATCAAGTGAAACAAATGCTCTTGCTTTAAGCTTATCAGCAGTAGCTACGACTGTGTTTTGCACATCAAGGTCACTATCCCAATCCCCTACACCTATGATGTCAGGACGAATCCCAAAGATAGATGGTGCAGTAGCAATGGCATTAACGGCATTAATAACATTACTCTTCTCAACCGCAGCATCTACATCAACAGTAGCAATTGAGACAATTAAAGGAACAATAAGACCATATTTATCCTCACCAAATTGCAAATACTTTAAAATATTTCCACCAGTAGCTGCTGCTATCTCTGTATCTGCCAAAGCTGCTTTAATACTGTCAAAATATTTAGTCCCAGCAGTAACACCTGCATCTGCTGTTAAAACAAGTGCAATCGGAATTACACTCGAAATACTAATAGGTCTTGCACCTGTACTTACGACGTCAACGACGACACCTCTATTTAAACTCATTTTACTCTCCTCTTGATTTAATACAATGCTTCGATTCTAAAGCTCTTAGAAACTTGCATAAAGTTTTATCAAACACATTCGCGTCACCTCGTGCTATCCTTCTACCTATGTGGCTACTAATTGTTTCATCTTGACTCCCATTCCAAAGTAGTACATTAAACATTTGATCTAATACTAAAAGAAACCGCATAACACGACTTCTTTTTTTCATATCATTTTCAAATTTTTTTATGTATTCATCTTTTGTCATTATAGGTATCCAATCTCCGCAAGCAAAGCAGACTGCGTATTTCTTTTGTTGCTCAGGGCTATAGCACTTTCCTGCACAAATAAACTATTTTTAATAAGAACAGCAGTTGCAAAGTCTGCTACTGTTATTCCCTCTGCATCAGCTAATGTTTTTAAAAAAGGTGCGTCTGCTTCGTCATTGCTTGCTTGAAATTTCAATGCTTCTTCTTTTTGAACAGCCCATGTTTCACGCTCTTCAAGTGGATATTTTATTTTTATTGCGTCAAGTGCTTCTTCAAGCTGTTTTGATGCTCTTTCGTAGATTCGCTTTACCTGTGCTGATTTCTCAACAGCAGTTTTAAACTCATCAAGTGTTATTTCAGTGCATCCTATCTCCTCTGGTTGGCTTGCTATCATCTCATTAATAATTGCCTCATCATCACTTTGAATTGAAACAACATCAACATCAAAGCGATTAACCTTTATTCCCTTGTTGTCATCTGTAGCACCAATAAAACCCAATACTGTGTGTTCTGTTGGCACTCTTCTAAATGCTACATATTTAAACATTTTACTACTCCTTTTGGTAAATTTATTTTTTTCATTTGCACCATATCTCTATAATATTTCATCGTTGCAGTTCCTACTGCATGACCAACACAAGAACCAAGCGAAGATATGTCTTCACTCATAAGTGCTTTTCTGAATTTATACATACTATGCTTTCTAACAAACTTGGCACTTCTCCATGTTCTGTATCCAACAAAATTGATGCTCTTTTTTATCTTTTGAATAGTCCAATGACTTAGTTCAAGTTTTAAATTATTTCGCACGAATTTCTCACATTTCTCCTTGAAGTCTTTAGCCTCTTCAAGTGTCAACCCAATTGCAACAAAATCATCAACATATCTTACATAAGATTTAATCTTCAAATCTCTTTTTACAAAGTAGTCAAGCTCATTTAGATAAATGAGTGCATATAGTTGGCTTAAAAGATTACCAATAGGAATACCTTTATTGCCATCCATTTGTGCAAATTTAACCATCAAATCAACAAACCTTTTATCTTTAATTTTTCTCTCAAATAGAGCTCTTAAAACATCTCTATCTATAGAGTAAAAAAACTTTTTAATATCAAGCTTTGCATAGTACATATCGCCACTATATTTTCTCATTTGCTTTTGTGTATATTCACTAGCCTTATGAGTGCCACCACCTTTTCTACAAGCAAAGCTAGTATCTATAAAGCTTCTATTAAAGATAGTATATATAGCTCTATAGATAGCATGCTGAACAATCAAGTCTCTAAAATGTGGTGCTCTTATGACTCTCTCTTTTGGTTCATAAACCGTAAACTCGTTGTATGGGGATAGTTCGTAACTGCCATCATGCAACTCGTTGTAAAGAGTTTCTAAGTTAGTGCCTAAGTTTTTCTCAAAGCTAAAAGTTTTAACTTTTTTTCTTTTGCCTTTTATTGCATCAAGATAAGCAATATAAAGATTTTCTCTCGTAAATGCTTTCTCAAATAAATGCCCGATTCTCTTCGAGGAGTTTAGATTTTCGACACCAAAAACAATATCTTTCATGCTACTCAAATAATTCTCCTCTATAGATTTCGCTTACAGCAGGAACTTGTACCCCTCTTGCTCCAGTTTCTTCATTTTGAAGTATCAGGTTGAAGCAACAGTCACGACCGCCAACATTAGTGTTCGAATTCGACCGAACATTGTTCACATTCAGACAGAACACACCAGCATTCGCAGCATTGTTCCAATTGCCACCGACAAGCGGAACTAAACATTTCAATACAATGTCCCTAAGATGACTATTTAAAATTACCATCTTGTTTTAGCTTGGCTATCCAAGCACCTATCATTTTGCCTATTTCATCTATTAGACGAGATATAGACAAATATCTATCTTGGTTAACTTTGCCTTTACGACCATCTTTGTAATTAAAATAATCAAGCTCATTAGCAAGATATAGTTGCATTCTAAGCTTTTCATGCGCGATGTCTAATTGGGTCAAAGTTGTTTTTTTGTAGTATCTTTTTTGACACTCAACAATTAAATCATATACCTCGTAAGCATTATCTCTAATGCGATTAGCCAAAGCATACTTTTCATGCTTAGGAAAATGGTTAAGATAAATGTTCAATAGTTTTATCATCTCAAAATACTTTCTATAAAGCACAACTTCACCCTTATTAGTCATTCGCTATCGCTCACTTTACAAGATTACAGAGGCACGACCGCCAACAGTAGTGTCCGAAGTCGACCGAACATTGTACACATGCAGACAGAACACACCAGCATACGCAGCATAGTTCCAATAGCCACCGACAAGCGGAACCATTGCATCTGCTGTATTTCTATATAGCCCATCATTACCAAACTGACTGGTTCCAGTTGTCGAATGACCAGTTGACAATGGAATGCCTATGTTTGTTCTTGCACTCATATCAAATACTGCATTTGTTCCATTCCCAAAATAAGTCCATCCATCAGCACCACTTACTACATCGCTAATATCAATCACATCATAGATTGTATTGTCAGAATAGTTTGTTAGGTCTATATCTTTAAAAGATACACTCTCTTTTAGAATAAGGAAACCATCAGCAGTATTTCTTGTAAAACAAGATGCTATGTCGTACATATTTCCGTTTAAATCTGCTATACCACAATCCTGACCATTGTGCGTAGTTTTTGCCAGAACTGAACCACTACCAGTTAATGCACAATTTGAATAACCGGATGTAGTAAATGTAAGAGCTGTATCATCTACATCAGCTAAAGCATCATTATTACACCCTTTTGGTGCATACGGTTCGACATCATTCCATGCACAATTAGTAGTACCAGTTGAAGCTTGTTGATGTGCTATAGACATTCTTGCAAGCATAGTAAATACAAAAATTGGTGTTACGCCATAATCAGCACCTCTCGATTTGACAGCATTAAATATTTGCTCGTAAGTATCAGCAGTACATCCATTTATGGCGGATATTGGATTGTGTGCCGAGTTTGTAGATACTGGGTCAATCCCTTGTTTTGATACGAATACACCAGCCTCATTACCACATCCATATTTATCTACAAAAATACCATCATGTTCAACACCACCATCGATAAATGCTCTCTCAAGCTGATAACCAGTTTGCGGTGTGGATGAGTAATAGATGTTGTTTCCATCTATCTTGTAGTAACATTTTGGGATATAAACCATCACAGAGCCACTTGCGTCTGTATAGTTTCCATAATTTGGTGAGTTTACATCTGTTGTGCCGCTCATCTCACTAAATCCACTTGGTAATGTTGGTGCAATACCAACACCAAAACCTCTCTCACCAGCAACACCAATATCTCCATAAGTAATTGCAAGAACTGTTACAGTCGTAATTGTTACTGTTGATTGCATGCCCTGACTATCTACTGCTGTAGCTTCAAATGTATAATCAGTATCTGTTGCTACATCTGGTGCAGTTACAGTTATAACTTCATTTTCTGCAATTCCACTGGATTTACTAAAAGTAAAAACACTTGAAGATAAATTATAAGTTATGCTATCACCATCTGCATCAGTTGACCCGCCTACTGTAATATCAAATGTTTTAAGTTTAGATATTTCAGTTGGTGCTGATACTGTTGGTGCAGTTGGTGCATGATTGTCTGCTACTGTTACACTTTTTGTAGTTTGTGAGCCTTTGTTTCCTAAAGTATCGACAGCAGTTACTTTAAAAGTATATACATCACCAATAGAACCATCTGCAAATACATGACTTGCTATTGCCTGGCTATTTGTAGCATTTACTGTCTGTAACGATGTTCCATCGCCCCAATCAACTTCAAAATACGCAATATCTATGCCATCAAGATATGCTATAGCATTTAGAGTAAAATCTGTTGAGTAACTATTTACAACTATATCATTGCCAGTTATCGCTGTGGTTGATACAACGACAGACTTTATGTTTTCTGTAGCAATAATTGCTTCAAGTTCAGCTTTTATGGCGTCACCAGCTTCCCCAAGTGCTGTAAAAGCACCATCATATTTTGCCAACAATTCAGCGGCATTTGTATTTAGACTTGCAACTTCTGTAGCTAAATCAGCCATCAATAACTCCTTTTTCTATTAGTTTATTTTGCAACACAATATTTAGATTTGTATTTGCAACAATTGGTGCTAAAAATAGCTCCTGTGCCTCTACTGGTGTTATGTACTCATCCGCTTTAAAAGCAATTGTGCCAGCTTCACCACTTACCGTTAGTTTTATAATCTGTTCGCCTCCAACTCCCATAACAAACTGAATGGATGGTGTAGCAACATCAGCGATAATCTTATCATCATCACTAAGCACTCTTACAGCCTTATTCCAATTTGTAAAATGTTCATCTGTTGGAACGATTACAACAACAGTCAAAACGCCATTTTCATCAAAATATGTGCTATGCACACTATTTGAGTAGTAGGCAACATCATTTTCATCAATAAGACTAAACTTTTGTATTCTCTCAAAAAGTTCATCTCTAAGTATCTGCAATCCCTCTTCATTTGGGGTTGCTACTAAATTGTCCATATACCTGCTCCTTGTATTTTAATATCTGTTACAGGGTAATTAATACCTACTTCACTACTTAGTTTCACATCAATTACACCTCCACCAGTTGTATTTATGTCACATATAGAAAAATATTCAGCAGAAAAAGAATTATCTAAGTTTGTTGTGGTTGTTCCTGCTCCTGCCATGTTTATGCTTCCAATAGAGTCTGCAAGATTCATTGTGATATCATCAGATACACTTCTAACATTTTTAAACTTTTTGATGCTATTTTTCAGCCTCTCAAACAAATCACTTCCAAAGCTTCTTTTTGTATCACTTGCAATAACTTCAACTTTAAAATGATACGGCGCTCCACCATATTCAAACCACTCGTAAACTTTTACGCTATCACTCAGTGCTTCGACATTTGCGATAAGTGCCTTGGCGGTTCCAGCGTATTGCATTGCATCAAAAGTAGCTCGAATCACTGCTCTTGCTGTTGCTTCATCAATAGCTGAAATGTCAGCATCACACTCCCATGCCAAAAATGGAAAAACACTTTTATGACAACTCTCTGGTTCAACACTTACAAACCTAACATCAAAACTCTGTAAGTCTTCGCGACTCATCTGCTCATAACATCTCCAAAGTTCACTCATATATGCAGGCAATAAGCTCATCATACAACTCCACTGAAATTAAGTGTAAGCGTTGATACGCGTATAACTTCATTTGATTTACACGCTATCGTTGCAGTAGGTGTAGTCAGCGTGATGTCTTTTACCATTTCACTCTCAAGCAGTCCATATATCTTAGGGAGTGTCAGCTCTTTACCAAATATAAGCGTATTTTCATTGATTCTACTTTGAATAAGCTCACGCACATTTTGCTCATAAGTCATATCATAAAGTACAATGTCTGCGACTATTGTTGCATCAATTATTGTTGCGGAGCTTACTTGAACACTATCGGTAAGCGGTCGCACACTTTGTGATGAGAGCACTGCATTTACTCTATCAATCATCACCTGGTCTGCTGCACCATCACTGCTTAAGAGATATACCTTAACAACACCGACAGTATCATCAATGATTGCAATATCTACTATACGAACATCTGCACTCTTTGTGAAGTACTCGTACATCAGTTTTGAGCC